AGAAAAAATTTTTAAAACCTAAGTAGAAAAATAATTTTTCATTTTTCAAAACCATGGAAGACGAACAAGCTCTATGTGCCCTCTACGATTTGGAGTCACATGTACTTCCCCATCTTAACACCATCACACACACAGACCCACACGTGAAGTACTGTCTCGAACAGGCTAAGCATCATCTAAAGCTGGCTCAGGAATTGTTAACCGGGGCAGTCCTCGATCCGAAGACGCACTTTGATGATGCGCAAGAATTTTATCAAACTCTGTCTCGCGTTCTTCCTCTGATGGTCCTAGCTCGATCTTTCGAACCTCAACCTCCCGTCCAGGATGAGGAGGAAAATTCACCAGATACGCCTTCCTCAACCCAGTCAACCGAAGATAATTATGCGCCTGCAACTCCGCCCCATCCGTGAGTGTTTTGATGGTCTTAAATTCGAGAACAATTCGACCGTCAATAATGATATCGGCGCGTAAATTACCTATGACATGACCTCGATAATAAATTGGAATGATACGTTCCGATTCGTACTTGGCTTTTAGCTCTCGTAACCGTACCTCGATAGCGTTGTGATATACTCTTTCACTGTACCCCGGCCCCAGTTCAGCGTATATCTCTTTCATCATATCCTCTATGCGTATCTTCATTTATAATTTCATGTAAATTTTCTCTATATATCTTAAGATGTCCAGAGCTGAGACCGTTCGTAGACAAACTGCCAATAGACGCAGGGTTCTTGAGCAACGAAGACGGGGTGTTAATCGAACCCTGAACCAATTGGCGAACAGTTTCAAGAGACTGAACGTGGGTCGAGATCGTTATAATCTAGGTACGATCACGAATGCGAATAATCGATACGTATCCGTGCGTTTGAGTAGACTTTTGATTGATAGACTCAAAGAAATTTATACACGTACGTGGACTCAAAGAGTCGAATACGTGGGTAGTATTCCTTTCACCGTGAGTAATACACGCAACTATGTCAAGTTTAATCAACCTACGGCGAGAACAAATCAACAATTAGCTTCCGTGACTCCCACACAAGAAGAGTTGACTCAATACATCGTGTACCATACCCACCCGGTACCCGAAAATGAAACACCTCTTTTCACGTATCCGAGTGAACCCGACTTCAGAGCGTATATAGCTAATTATCCAGCTGTTCAGGCGAATCTCATTTTAGAGAATCAAGGGTACTACGTCGTAGATCTTCTCGAGACGAACATGGATAAACCAAACCCTAATGACGTGGTTCGAGTTTTTAATGAGCTCATGGGAGGTCGCGAATTTCAAAGAGTACGAGTCGATTGGAGTTCGCTCGTATATTTCACCACTACACCGGAAAGATGGAAGCGTGCCATTAATAAATATGTAGACCCGATTATGCGTAGACAATTTGGTATATCCGTTAGGTACTACACCTGGAACGAACTCGGTACGATTACGTTGTTGGATAAAAATGTGATCATGAATATAGGATGAGTGTGTGTATCATCCACCCAGTCATGTTCAACCGGAAACGCGTCAAGTTGCCACGTAAGGTTGTACAGGACCTTAAACACATAAGTGACTTGTCGTGTAAGAAGAAGTGGGAATACGCAGGTAACGTAGACTGTAAAGTCGTAAAGAATGTAGCCGTGTTTAGTAAACCTAGTTTTGTAACTTCGAGAGATAGAGATCAGGTAAAATTAAAAACAGTCGAACTCGTTTGGCCAGCTCTCGTTTCGTATCATACCCACCCGTGTGCGATTACACCTAACAAGGTAGACTATGATAAGGACTCTGTTTTTGTAACACTTCCGAGTAATCAAGACTTTGAAGCGTTTATCACGTGCTTTCCGAACATGCAAACGAATATCATATGTGATGCACACGGGTACTACGTGATTGATATACTCGATGCCGTTGAGAGGAACAATCTTCCACTCCCCGCTGGTGTGAATCGAATCATGAACGATTTTAGACAAGAACCCAAATTACGTGAAATGGTATTTAGTGAAGATGGTCTCGAATATTTCGACTCTACACTGAATACATGGAAACGACTCATAAATGTGGAACTCAATCAAAAAATGAGAAAAATTCTAGGAATAACAATACGCTTCTATGGGTATGAGGATGAGCCACCTTTAATCACTTTTGATCTGGATAGTATCTAGACATGGCATCTTCGAGTTCATCCACTTCATACCACGCAAAGTGACACTCCGAAGAGTCTTTGTTCAACTCACAGATTTCCTGAGCTTCTTGTATCGCTTCTTTGAAGCGTAGACGAAGCCTCAAATTGTCCGCGTGTTTTGGTTTTTGTTCCACGGCTTTTCTCTCGTACAAATCGTTGAGAACATTTTCACGTGTTTTCGCTAACCGATATTTATACGAGTCGTTCGAGGAATACGCGACGCACCTCATTTATTATACGAGGGTATTAAAGTTTTAAGTCGATGAAAGGATATAGCATGTCCTATAACGTCGAACCCTGTAACTTCAAGTATCGCGTTTCCGCTCTCGAGAAGGTGGTCGATGGTGACACTATTGATGTAGCTATCGACCTCGGTTTCGATGTCTGTACGAAGCAAAGGGTCCGACTCCTGGGTATCGATACCCCCGAGTCTCGCACCTCCGATAAGGAAGAGAAGAAGTTTGGTCTTCTCTCCAAGAAGAAGCTGAAGGAGTGGTGTATGAAGGCGGTCGCATCTGAGAAGGATGATATCGAAATCGAACTCAGATGCCCGGAGGCGGATTCGAGGGGTAAGTTTGGTCGCGTTCTCGCCGAGGTTTGGGTGTGCGAGGATGGTATCTGGACCAATGTGAACAAGTGGCTATGCGACGAGGGCTACGCGGTACCCTATGGTGCTGAAAACAAGGCACTCGTCCAAGACCTTCACATGGCGAACCGTAAGAAACTCATCGAGCGCGGCGAAATGCAAGAATAAGTACAACCAACAAGATAGGTACACATATAAATTCTGGGTAAGCAATCAAATAGTCTATGATAATATTTGGATTGGTCAGTAAATACGATGCACTCTTTCTAAGGTATACTTGTGTAATAGACATATTTATACCATGACCACGTGTTGCATGCCAATACCAAGGGGGTATTAATAAGCTGTCACCCGGTTGTAATGTAACCTTATAAATTTTCATTTGATCGTGATCCAGTTTAAAAAAATCTTCTTTGGAAGTGTTGAAGTTTTTCATGTCAAATGAACTATGTTTATTGATATTTGGATTGTCGTAATTGTTGAATATGTATATCGTTTTACTACCAAACACCTGGTTTAAAATGAAATCGGAGGTAATATGCATGTGTAGATCACTTCCCCAATTTTTACCCAAATATAGCATTAGAGCTTGGACTTGTCTGGGTTCTGTATTTGGATTTTTGAGTGTATCTAGTACTGTTTCGGATATATTTTGTTCAAATAAATCAACTTCGGCGCAATATAAAATTGGAGACTTATCAGTTTTCCAATGCTCGAAAAGTCCTTTCATTGTAGCAGTTCCCGTGTCTGCATCACACGTTCGAGTTTCCGGTGTGTCATAAAATTCTACGGGTAACACTGAATCACCGAACATATCAGTAACGTTTTCTAAATTCATCCGTACAGCTTTAGATTGATACAATCCACGTATCACTACAGGTTGATTAAAGTCTTTTAATAGTATACGCTTTTCTTCTGGTGTCATTTTAAGAAAATCGTATGTAGGTAGATCCAGATACCGACTCATCTATATTAAAGTTGAGAATATATTGCTCATAAATCGTATCGGTATTTATGGACCCATAAATTACATATCCATTTCTCACCATCCTTTACAGGTTCCCCACCGTGTAAAGCTTTGGACGTATCCAACCCGTAATTGTCGAGTGTGTTGAAGAAAAGAGCATCACCCGCTTTGAGTTTATACTTTTCTTCCAAATTTGGAAATACCGTCTCCCCACCTTCGTACTCATCGTTGAGTGCTAAGATGAACGTGTATAATCGTACGTTCTTTTCATCGAAGAAGGCATCTTGGTGGGGTATGTAATGACCACCTGGTTTGTACCGAAGCACCTGAAGGTGTTCACAGTTTTCGATGGGTCTATCTATCTGTTGAACACATCGCTCTACGACACTTCGAACGACGGGGTCTTTCGTGTTGAGCCACGCAGTTTCGCTCTTACGTGTCTTCTCGTCGACTCGTCTGTCTTTATCTACCGTCGATACCTGTAACTTACTCTCCGCTTTGCTTATGATATGTGCGCGTTCCTCTTCCGTCACGAAATCTTCTATGACGACAGGTTTGGGATACGAAGGTAACAGATACACTAAAATTATGATGAGGAACAAAATCCGTATCATCCTACTGTAGACTCACATATTAATATTTCTGGGAACGGCCGAGTTGTATCTTTTTCGTATAGTAGCGAAAACATCGTTCGTGTACTGTGTGAGCTTACATAAAATATCGACGAGTTCATCATGTCTATCCGGGTGAATGAGATATTGTCGGAGTAAGTCACCACCC